GCGAGGACTGGGGGCAACCCCGGCACTCAACGTCAATCGAGCAGGAGGATGCAGGATTCGAGGTGACTCGGAGCTTGATTCCAAGGCTGAGCGGGGTTTCCTATATAGATTTATTTACTGTGAGCACACTCACCATTCTAACATGCCGACAATTTCTTGCCATGCTAATGACTGTGTCGAGATCCTTGAGTTATGTACTTTCCCAATTGGGAAGGAAAATTACTCTCGGGTCCAGACCGAAGTCCCTCGTGCTTACGCCGCTGTGGAGATGGACTCCACCTCGGCCCCCATCGAGTGTTTGGGGGGTTCCGACAGTTTGTCCGCTGTCGGTTCTCAGGTTGGTAGGACAGATGCCCTAATTCGCGGCCTTCTAGTTGTTCTTTCCCATCATGGGATAAACAAGAAGGTTGGCGTCGCCTTGGATAACCAAGTGCATGATTACTTAGATAGTGCACTTACTGAAGTGGTCTGGTTGAAGAGAGGTAAATACCTTCTTTCCTACCCCTTTAGTAAATATCTTCGTAATGGATTACCTGAGTTGCCGGATTGTGGACCATTCCGTCCTACGGGATGTGTACGAGCTTTTATGAAGAGTCATCTTCTTACCTATAATCGAAAAAACACACATTTGTGGTTTTCATGGTTACAAGCTAAGAGATCTTGTCTTTCTGCTTCTCCTCGCCAAATTAATTTAACTTATGATAAACACCTCGAAACTTTAACAAAAGCTGACGATGGTGATCAACAAACGATTGATTCTATAATGAATAATCAAGATTTTATAAGTCATTTGGATAGTATAAGAGCAGGAGTGACCAGTTTCCTTTTAAAGGAAAAAGAGTCATTTACAGATAAGTTGCCTTCATTATCAGCTTCATATGAGTCAAATAGATGCGCCGGTGGGGCTTATCACGAACTTAATAAAGTTGTGAATAACTCCTATGGCGAGAAATTTGGATGGCTTCCTCCTTGGAGGAAGGGTGGACCACCGCGATATGTTAAACATTTCACGGATATTGGTCATCCAATTCCAAAGACCTTTTGGCTTCATATTGGTTCAGATCTGGTAAAGATGGAATATTGTAATAATACAGTTTGTGGAAATACAATCCTCGGTTCATGTGTTGTTGAGACCCGCTCTCGCGGTTTTCTCGAACTCCAGGTGGACTGGGAGGAGGGTCTTTGTGCTCAAAGATATGGGCTTCGTGCTAAACACGGGGTTCTTAATGCAAAGATCCAGGGAATTATTGAGCCTATGAAGGTTAGGGTTATTTCTAAAGGCCCTGCTTCTGAATATTATGTTATGAAACAAATTCAGCAAGCCCTTCACTCAACTATGAGGAGGATGAACTGCTATCGATTGATTGGCCGTCCATTGTGTCCTACAGATGTTATGGATATCGACGATTATCCCATCTCTCACCACCTTTTAGGTAATGAGGAATGGATATCAGTTGATTACTCTGCTGCTACTGATAATATTTCTTGGAAATATACTAAAGAAATTCTTAAGTATTTAATTCAAGATTTACCTATTCTTTGGCAACAAGAGGCCATGTCTGTACTCGGACCCCATACTCTTACCTATCCTGAAAAGGATGGTAAAGGTTATGAGAAGTTTCCGAGGGGCATAATGTCTAGAGGACAATTAATGGGAAGTATTCTTTCCTTTCCAATTTTGTGTGTTGCAAATCTAGGTTTGTACCTACACGTAACAGAGTCTTACCAGGATGGCTGGAAACTCTTTGAACGTCTTAATAGTGTACTCGTCAATGGTGACGATATGCTTTACCTTGCACCCCCAGAGACCTTCCAACGTCATATTGACGAAGGTAGAAAGGTTGGTCTGGAAATGACGGTGGGAAAGGCTTATCATCATAAGTCATATACTAACGTTAACTCTACATGTGTTATCTGCCCAATTGGGGGACTAGCATATAAAATCGATTTTCTTAATACCGGTTTATTCCAAGGAAAAAACAGGGTTGAGAAGATGGATAATGAGTGTGAGGAAGATGGAGACAAAGATGCCAGATCTGGTGTTGTTACAGTGTTAAATGATCTGTTAAAAGGATCACTTCCAGGACGTCAGTGCGAGTTACTCGCCGCCTGGTTTAGTACAATGGAAAGGGAGAGAATTGAGCAAGATACCTTCGTGAACTTGAATACAGGAAAATTCCATAGGAATATTTTCCTCCCAATGTGTCACGGGGGTATGGGTATTGTTCCGCCGATTGGCTGGAAATTTACTGTTAATCTTCGAGAGCGTAAGTACGCTATGAAGATTGTGGGTCAACTTTATAAGTAT